CCTTTTCTGACAAGAATATCGTGCAGGCTAAGGAAGTGCCTGTTTTAGCGGACGATGCGGATGCCTCGTGGGTGCTTTCGATAGACCCTGCTGGGGCAAAACCCTGGACGATGGTATTGTTCGGGATTGATCCGCATGGGGTCGCCTGGGCGGTTAAGGAGTTTCCTGACTTTGACAGTTATGGTGGATGGATTGATCTGACCAAGGGGGATAAGGTGAGTGCAGGTGAGGCGGCACAGCCGAATGGTTTCGGATTGAAGGACTATGCGGAGGTTATTCGGAGAATAGAGGGTGATCGATTTGTGGATAGGATAATCGACCCGAGGTTGGGGGCGGCAAGTTATCAGAAGTCGGAGGGCAGTTCTAATATAATCGATGATTTAGCGGAGGAGGGTTTACCGGTAGTGCCTGCGGAAGGTTTGGATATAGAGACGGGTTTGCAGGCAATTAATAATTTACTGGCATGGGATCGGAGTCGGGAGATGGGATTTGATAATCACCCAAAGCTAATGATTTCGGATGAGTGTCAGAACCTGGTTGCCTGTATGCAGGAGTATCAGACGGGTGATTTAAAGAATCCGGCTAAAGACATGGTGGACTGCGTTCGTTACTTCGCCGTGGGGAATTTTGAATACTTTGACCAGGAAGAATTAATCGCAACAGGTGGAGGTACATATTGAGGGCATTAACTACGGAAGATAAGCAGAATATTATAGAACTCAGGCAGGCCGGTAAAAGTTGGGGGAATATAGCCAAGGAGGTTGGGTGTGCTAAGAGCACAGCCCAACGGATATGGAAGCTTCGGGAGGTGGAACAGGAACCCGAACCGGTTAACCTGGTGGAGCAGGCTAGGGTATTAAAGATGGTTCCGAACCCTCGGCTTATGCTGATATATTTTGAGGGCAGGGAGGGCGTTGCCAGGTGCGTCAAGAAGGCGGGTAATAATCACCCCCCAAAGAGTTTAGTGATAGTGAAGAAAGTGGAGGGGGAGGATGATCTCTATCGCATCGCATGAGACGAAGAAGGACAAGAACCGGCGGATTGACTGTCTGCTTCGTGAAATGGTTGTAGAGGAGGCATTAGGGGCGATGGAGGATGATCGTTTCCATAAATCTTTCACGCTTCAAGAAATCGCAGACTTTGTGGGGGTGGGGAAAGATACCATTGATCGGATCGAATCCAAAGCCCTGAGAAAATTACAAAATAAAATGATAGATTATAAAGTTGGATAATTATGGAGAACGAAATACAGATTTTTGAGGAAAAGCCCGATGTTGATGAACTGAAGCATGACTTCGAGCGGGCAAAAGCGAATTTATCAACATGGATGGATAAAGCGGAGGATGCACGGGAAGTTCGTTTTAATGAGTGGGCAGGCAAGACGGGTGATGGTAAGAAGAGTGGCCCTGAAGCCTTTCCGTTTGATGGGGCCAGTGATCTTGATCCGAATGTCATTAATCCATTAATCGATGGTGATGTTGCCACTCTGACCCAAGCGTTGACTCAAGCCAACCTTGTGGCGGCTCCTGTTGAGGTAGGTGACATTGCATCGGCAAAGCTTGTGACCGAGTTTCTTCGTTGGCGGATGGGTACGATGGATGAACTAATGAGGGAGGCATCGATTGGTGCAAATTATTTATTGCAGAATGGACTGACTTTTTTCGGTACTTACTGGAAGCAGGAAAAGACAAGAAAATTTGAGCCTATTGGTTTGGACCAAATCGCCCAGCAATCGCCTGAATTGGCAATGGCTATTCAGGATCCCGAGATGAAAGAGGGCGTAGAAGAAATGTTTTATCCTATGTTCCCTAACCTAAAAAAGCGTCGGGTGAAGAAGATGCTCAATGAGTTAAGGAAGACAGGTGAGACCGAAATTCCGACCGAAAAAGTGGTTGTAAATCGCCCGGCGGTCAAGGCATACGAGTTAGGTCGGGAGTTGATCGTGGATAGTAATACTATCGATTTGGAGTCGGCTCGGAGCATACACTGTATTCATTATTATAGCCCCGAAGCGTTAAAGCAGAAGGTAAACGAGGGTTGGGATGAAAAATGGATCGATGAAGCGATAGAGACCGCTAAAGACTTTTATGAGGAGAGATACAGCGACTCGGCGATGCATTATGACTATGGAACGAGCTATGGCAGTCAGCACTATGAAGGCTTAATTCGGGTAGTCACGACTTATCGCAAGGAACTTGATGAGGATGATATTCCTGTAGTTACGAAAACCTGCTGGACGGATGAGATGGATGAAGCAGGATTCCATGAACCGGTTGGCTATGATGAGGGTAGATATCCGTTCGTGTGTATCACGAGAGAGCATTTAAACCATCGTTTACTGGACTCTCGCGGATACCCTGAACTGCTAAAGAGTTATGAGTTGGCGGTAAAGACAGAAGTCGATAGTCGGCGGGACCGTGCTTCTATGAGTACCATGCCACCGGTGGAATATCAGATCGGCAGACGGCCCGAGCGTCTCGGACCAGGGGCACAGATTCCTGTACGCCGTAGGGGAGAGGTCGGGTTCATGGAGATCCCCCGCTATTCGCAGGCAAGCATGGAAGTGGAAATGCAAATCCGCCAGCTATGTAATCGCATAACCGGTCGGGCGACTGGACCTGACGATGCGGTGGAAGCCAATGTAATAAAACAGCATTTGGTCAACTGCTGGCTCAGTGGGTGGAAGGAAGTTTTAAAGCGGATATGGTGCTTGGATCGTACTTACAGTGGTCCCATGATTTGGTTTCGGGTAACGAACAACGAACAGGGAGCACAGTTAATTTTAGATGAAACTGCTGAGTTGTATGATTTTAACATCACATGGAACTCGATGAACCAGGACGAATCCAAGGTGATCGAAAAACTCGATACAGTTGGTAAGTTGATGGCTCAATATGATCGCAGTGGCCAGGCTCGATTTGACATTTATCTCCGCAAGGTATTGGAAGCGATTGATCCAAACCTAGCATCGCAATTAATCATGCCACAGCAGGAGGCTACAGATAAAGAAATTCAGGAGACTTCTGCGGATATCGCTAAAATTGCATCTGGTCAGGTGGTCAATGTACCACAGCAGGGAGTAAACTCTCAGCTTCGCTTGCAACAACTTCAGCAGTACATTCAGGGAACTCCTGAAATACCGGCACAGGATGTCCAACAGCGGATGCAAGAGGACGAGAATTTTGCGAAGAGGCTTCAAACATATGCGGGTCAGCTAGAAATGATGCAAACCCAGCAACGCAACGCACTTATTGGCCAGCTAGGGACAGCCCCTGGTAATGTACCAGGCACATCGATGGCCGCTTAATTAAAAGGAATAATATCATGCCATACGGAAAAGGAACTTACGGATCGAAGGTTGGAAGACCTTCTAAAAAAGCTAAAGCAATGGCTCAGAAAAGATGAGTCCGACAGTTAAGAAATTACTCAAGAAGAAAAAGTGAGTAAACCGACTAAGGTCAATTCCCCTAGACGCATCCGAAAAGGTGAGCCTGGATATGGAAGGAAAAAATTTGTCGTACTTGCATCGGAGAATGGAAAGACAAAGACAATTCGTTACGGGGATGCAAATATGAAGATCCGTAAATCTAACCCTGATGCCCGTAAATCTTTTCGAGCTAGGCATAAGTGCGGCCAGAAGAAATCAAAGCTCACAGCAGGCTACTGGTCTTGCCGTAAATGGTGATGGCTAAGGACGATTGTTATAAAAAAGTTAAGGCTCGGGTAAAAGTATTTCCATCTGCTCGAGCATCGCAACAGATTGCCAAGTGCCGAAAGTCGAAAGGGCAGGTTCGTAAGACTGCCAAGGGTACATCGTTGAAAAGATGGAGTGCTGAGAAATGGCAGGATACACGGACCAGCAAACCATGTGGCCAGGGTAAGTCGAATGAATACTGCCGGCCAACCAAACGAGTTTCGAGTAAAACACCCAAGACCAAATCGGAGATGAGTAAAAGCCAACTGAAACGGAAGAAGGCTGAAAAATCGAAGGTAGGAATGGGAAGAAAAGTTAAACCCGTAAGAAGGAAAAAATGACATTAGGAGATGCAGTAGCCGGACTAAAACAACAAACCGAGTGGGTAGTAATTAAAGATTTTATTAAAGAGCAGAGGGATATATGCCTGGTAGATTTTCAGGACTATACTCATGTGGATAATCCGCAAAAGCTTGCGAGGCTAAGTGGCGAGATAGCTGGGCTTACCCGAATAATGGAGTCACTTGAAAATGCCGAAACTGACACCCCATCAGCAGTTTAAAAACGCACACAGGTCTTTACTAAATCGTTGGGTCGAAGAGTCTGACATTGATGACTTAGAGTTGGCGAAGATAGCAGTAGATGACACAAAAGAATGGTTAGATGAAGAGGTTGTCGATTTCGAGTCAGAAGTCGATTTAGATGAAGCGTAAGGGCAATCTTTACGAGCAGAAATACTTTGCATCTGCTTTAGAGGCTGGGCTTGAAGTATTCATCCCATTGGGTGATTACCTTCCGCAAGATTGCCTGGTTATGAACTCGGCAGGGCGAGTCTTTAAAGTTCAGGTAAAAGGAACAGAGACTAAATCTAAAGACCCACAAAGAAAAGGGGTTGGCCGATATCAGGTTACTACTTCATCAGGTACTAATGGGAAAATATCAATAGACTGCACGAAAGTGGATATCATCGTGGCCTATATCGATGAGTTAAATGTTTTTTACCATATTCCATGCATTGAGATAGATGGAGCTAAACGCATTAGTCTGTATCCACATATTTTAAATTCTAAGGCCAAGCACGAACGATTTAAAAATAACTGGTCTGCCTACAAAATCTCCTGAGAAATTTGATTTTTTACCTGCTAAAATAGTTTTTGGCGGGGTGTATCTACTCCGCAGAACAACGCAAGAGAGTGCGAACTCTTCAAACGCAGAGAAATTATGGCAGAAACAGTTATTAGCGAGGCTCCGGCTGAGACGGGAGCAGAAGACAATCA